TACATGGTCAAGACTTTCTGCTTGAACATCGAAGACATCTTGATAGTAAGCAAAGTTTTCAATTTGAAAATCATCATCTTGACTGAAGTGCATTCCGTCCATTTTGGCTTTCCAGGCTGGTGACTTTTCAGTTGCGCCACCCCAGCCGTATAGATTTGGATATTCCTTTTCTGAGGTTGGAATTTTCACCTGTTTTACGATAAAGTTATTAAGCATAGTTTCTCTCCTTTGCGAATACATCAGAAATTGCGTTGTAAACTCCCATCTTGAACAGTTCAAGTTCAGTAGGATTTAATTCAAGTTTTCCTTCAAAATGATTATTAGCATTTTCAGCACCGATTACATCTCTAAGAGCAGATCTGTAAACAGCAGCTCTATCAGAAGAACCGAAGCCTTCGTCTTCAGGCCAATCTCCACAAATCCATTCAGCAGCTTCCAAACATCTGTCAAAAACGAATTTTGGACCTTTTTCAAAAATTTTTACTGATTTCATATTTTCCACCTTTTCCATAATTTATACAACTATTATAACCGCTTTCATAAAGAATGTCAATAGTTTTTATGAAAATAAATCACTTTTTTTCAGAAATTTTCGTTATATGGATAGAACTGGAAAGAATATGGAGATCCGGCCGTGTTATTTGGCCGGATTCCATGCTTCGTCAAGCATCGACTGCGCTTGACCTTTGAGGACAGGATCTGCTTTGGTTAAAACATCCATCATATATTGCTTTTCGTATTTGTAAGCTTTATGAAAGAATTTTTGGTCATGAGGTATAATGGTTTGACTGTTATGAATCAAATCAGCAACCTTAATCGTTTGACTTTCAGCAGGTCCTAATGCGAAATGGTCGGCATCCATCTTTTTACGGAATTTACGATTGCCGTCAGATTGCTCTGAAACGTTAGTGCAATAATGAACATACTCTGCAACAACAGAACCAAAGGTATCTTTGATTTCTCTAAACGTTACATGTGTATCTTCAACAACATCATGCAATAAAGCAGCTGCAACCATCTCAGGTGTATGGTCAATAGATTCAATTATCTTTGAAACTCCAATAGGATGGGTTGCGTATGGCTCTCCGGTATATTTCCGTCTCTGACCATCGTGTGCTTTGATGCACAACATTAACGCTTCTTGAACTAATCTTTTATCTGAAATTAACATATTAGTTGTATTATAATCTATCTTTATCGTAATGTCAATAGATATTTATATTAATGAATAGTAGTACTTCCAGCTGGCATCAAACTGTCAATCATGTCAAATGTAATATCTGCATGACCTGACTTAATCATTTCTACAACGGTTGGAAATTCGCTCTCTGTTTCGACCGCGAATGTTTTTAACATACCATGTTTTTTCGGTGGAAACATATCTCTAATAAAATGGTAAGCTGCTCTTTCAGTTTTAAAAGAACAAGCTGTGGTTAAACCAAAAGGATTGTTGGCAGCAAAGCAAGCATAAATTCTACTGTCATCTTCCATTCCTAAATCATATCCATTATATGTACCTAGGAATACACCCATATGATCGTCAGAAATTATGTACCTTATCTTTTTCATATAGTTCTTTATATGTTTCTCTTACCGCTTTAAAATGTTCAATATAATCATTAGGATTAAACTCAAACACCTGTGGATCTTCATTATCTACACCAATGAATACTATTCCTTTGTTTATTTGAGTACCAGTCATTTCTTCGAATGCTTTTGCATAAAAAGAAACCTGCATATAATAGTTTAGTATCCATTCTTCTTTTTTGAGTTTTCTTGACGTCTTAAAATCAACAACCGCAAGTTCACCATTCCATTCACAAATACAATCGACCTGGCCTGCGGTTTGTAATTCGTTAGAATACAAGAAACACTCTTGGTACCAAATATTATTTATTTTTTCATCAAGTATAGGTTTCATCGTATTAAACATTTGAATATTCGCAGGCATATGCTTTTTAGAATAGTCGGGATTATTATTTAAATATTCTTCACAAAGTTTATGAACAGCAGTACCACGTCTTGCGGCTTGAGTAGAGATACGATTTGCTTCTTCTTCACCAACTCGTCGTCTCCATGCCATTAGATCTTCTTTTCCAAGAATACCTAAAACTGTTGTGACCGAAGGATATCCTTCACCGGAAGGAGTTTGGTAAATACGCTTACCATCTACGTTGGATCTTGTTAGTTGTTCTAAGACAGGTGCGTCTGAATTGTGTTCAAATAGTTTCATAATCTAATCCTTGAGAATTGGGGACCCGAAGGTCCCCGAGATTGTTAGGCTGTCATTGCTAACTGAGGCCTACTAAATATTGTGTTTCTCTCCTTTGCTATAATATATTCTTTAACTAAACCACTTCTTACAATATCTTCAATTCCAAATTGAATTATCTTGAAGGAGTGATCCATTCTTTTTAATACATTAATAAAATCTCCAAGTCCAGAAATATCGTTTCTGTTTCTTGAAGTGGCAAGATCATCTTGCGCAGTATCACCACAGAATATGATTCTTGATGTTTCACCAACTCTTGTTATGATACTATCAAGTTCATGATAGGTCATACTTTGACATTCGTCTACAATAATAATGGAATTATCAAATGTAAGTCCGCGAACGAACGACGATGTCATAAATTTGACAGAATGCTTTTGTTTGAGTATTTCCCAAGCATCTCCTCTGCCAAATAAGTTGTTTACTATATCAGCATAAGGTACTGAATATACGGCTTCTTTTTGAGCCTGGGTACCTGGCATAAAGCCTTGTTCCCGAGTTTGTACCGCAGAACGAACAATAATAACTTGGTCATAATCATCATCGTTTAAAATATCACTTAAACCAAGATATAACGCACACATTGTTTTTCCTGTGCCTGCCGTTCCGATGGCAGCAATATTATATCCATTACGATAGCTATCAAACATATCCTCTTGAGTTGTTGTCATTGGGGAAATATTTTTCATTGAGAACTTTGCATCTAAAGTTCCTTTTTGTTTCCTCTTCAATAACCTTCTCTCCTTTGGTGATGAACGACGCTGTTGTCTTGACATATATAACCTCCTTAGCAATCAACACTCTGAAGGTAACTTATATGTTACTTCCAATCGTTGATTTTGTTTCCTGTGTATGATTTATTATTTTTCATAGACGAAAGTAAATCACGAAAACCTTGGTCAGGTTTCATGCGACCAAGCCGTGCGCTATCAATCAATGCTGACGCACCGGTAATTCTTTGTTGAATATGGGGGTTTTCTTGAAGGTAAACTTCTTTCTCCGAGATCTTTAGAAACTTCTCGAAGATTTCACCAGATTTGGTATCTTCAAATTCGTATGTTGGCATTTAGTATCCAATCTCAATATGCATAATTGTATTTATACAATTTCTTCGTAAATTTCCTTCCATAACCTAACTTTTGGTATGTCAGGATGGTTGAAATTATCGTTGAAATCATGAGCAATTAAATAAGGTCTGAGTCCGAGATTGAGTCCGCATATTGCATTTTCAGGTTTATCTTCAACCCAAACACAACCACTATCCTTGTAAGGAGCTAATCCAATATCCTTATCAGCTCCGCAGTCAAGGCAAACTACCTTCTCAAATACACCTTTTCCAAATAAAGTTTCGAGATTATGTTCTCTCATCTTACCAGCAAAATGGTCAGTACTTAAAGAAGTAATACAATGAAAGACAAATCCTTCATCATGTAGCTTTTTAACATATTTAATTGCATCTCGTAGACCAGGTAAGAATCCAATTCTTGCGGATTCGTTAAACTGTCTAATTAAAGCTTTTGCTTCAGCTTTTGTAATATTAAAGGTATCAGCAACTTCGTATTCTCCGTGAACATACATTTTATAACCTTTTTCAGCCATCCAGCTATAAAAGGCATATTTCCAGTCAAGGAGAACACCGTCACAGTCAACCAATATCAATTTATCGGCTCTGTATTTTTCCATTTTTTTCATTTCTTTTTCCATTTCAGATTATATTATAACACAAATAATCAGAAATGTCAATAGTTTTTATGAAAGAAAAGTCTTTTTTTCTGAAAGCCGTTGCCTTCTTTTATTCTCTCTAGTTTGCTTTTTTCGTCTATCCCGTTTGCGATCTATCTTTTTGTAATCATCCCATTCGGAATCAGCGCTTTCCCATTTGCGCTTTGACATATTTTGTTTTCCTTATTTGAATCCAAGAGCAGGTAAGGGTGTATCAAATAAATCAGGAAAAGCAGCTTCAACTGTCTTTCTTGTAATGCCTTTTACCGGAGTATGCGAAATCATATTTTCTGATAAAATTTTTGCATCAGCCGGATCGAGGTCTTCAAGCAATTGAATGAACAATGCTTCCCTTCTAATTTGATTTAGGTTGTCATAACCTCCACCTTTGAAGAAAATTCTCAAACGTCTTGCTTCTCGATACAACATAGTATCAAGATCGACCAAGTTATTTTCTTTATAAGGTGGTTTACTATCAGGTACCATAAATTCAATGTCTTCATCATAAATCAAACGAAGAATACCTTTTAATGGTATTGATGTAAATTTTTGTAGAACAGCAACTTTACTGTTAACGCTTTTTTCTTTTGCAGCCGCGTTTAGAACTTCTGCGATTGAGTCTCTAATCATTTTAAAAATCCTGTAAATCTCCAATCAAGTTTTTCAATTTTTTCTTGACGAAGTAATTGAAAAGATGTTCTCTACCAATTACTTCTTGTGTATTAAATTCATTCAGTATAATATCTTTATACTGTTGAGGAATCTGAGATAGGTCAATCATTTGTTTATTACGATTGAACCTTAATCTTGTTTCCTCGTCCATGTTTTCAGGAGTGTTGGTGAATACTTCAATTCTTTTCTTTGTCATTGGCTTTTGGCGGTCACCAATAGCAAGACAATTATCAGCACTAAGAATATTTGGAATACCGTCACCTACATCACCTTTTAATACATGTTCCTGTAAATATTTATTAGGATCCGCATGACGAATCCATTTCTTTAAAACTGGATTATACTGGTCAACATTCGCATATTTGT